AGGACCTAATGTCAAAATTTTGTCAGTTCCCGGAAATCACGGCGAATTCCGAAATGCAGGAAAAGCGTTTACTAGCTTTATGGACAATAAAGATTTGCATATTGCTTTTATGCTTGATGAATTCTTTAAGAGTAATCCTAAAGCCTTTCCAAATGTTGAATGCATATATCCAAACCATAGAGATGATGACATTGTATTGACTTATGAGACCAAAGGAAAAATCATAGGGCTAGCTCACGGTCACCAATTTCGTTCGGGTGGAGGTGCCTTAGCTGTAGCGAAAGCACAGAGTTGGCATAAAAACCAAATGTATGGAGACTACAATATTGGATTTGCAGACATTTTAGTATATGGTCACTACCATCACTTTACAATGATTGAAGACCCAAAGATTATTATCGGTGCTCCAGCATTAGATGGTGGTTCTAAATGGATAGAGAATACTCACGGTAAAAGAACTAAACCGGGTATTCTAACCTTTTGTATTGATGAAAATGGACTGCATAACTTGTATAAGTGTGAAAAAAAGGTATGGAAATAATACTATACTAGTCTTGTAAGAAAAGTATAAGATAGTTATAATACTCTGAGTAACACTTAATAGAAGGAACGTTATGGGATTTTATCTCTTAGAGAATGAAAATCCTAATGCTACTTTAAGAGAAAATAGTAAAAAGGGCTACTATTATCCAAGAAGAAGCCGTGATATACAGGGTATCGTAGTTCATACTGCCGAAGGCGGTAAGGAAGCATTAGGTATAGCAAAGTATTTTGCTAAAACCGACACACCAGCCTCAGCGCACGTAGTTGCAGATGACAAACAAATTATCAACTTACTGCCCGATGATTACACAGCATTTCACATTAGAGGAAGTAACTCTAACTCTTTAGGAATTGAGTTAGGTTATTTTGCTTCTGATTGGGGAACAGATAAAGAATACGAAGATGCTCTTATAGCTATGGCAGCTAAATGGTGTGCAGAAAAAGTAGAGCTTTACAATATTACCCCTAGAAGACTTACAAGAGAAGATTGGCTTGCTGGCAAGAGTGGATTTATTTCACCAGCTGAGCTTGACCCAACAAGAGAAACTGTTCCGGGAATGAACTTTCCTTGGGAACAATTCTTTACTTTGATTAAAGGTAAGGCGTATAGAAAAGCCAAGAGGCAAGCACCAAAATGGCAGGGTAAAGTTTTTTATCTAGAAGCACCATTTATGAATGGAGCAGATATAGAACAATGGCAAGATGCTGCAGGTGGGTTAACAGTAGATGGGATTTACGGTAGGAAGAGTAGTAAAAGAAGTATGGAAATACAAAAAAAGAGTGGCTTAGTCCAAGATGGTATGGTGGGACCACAAACTTGGTATGCAACTTTTGGAATAGTTGAGGAATAATGAAGTTAGAAGTATTAAGAATAAGTTCTCAAGAAGATTCTACAAATGGAATTCTTTTTGATATAACTGATGGTGAGCGTAAGTTTTTATGCTACACCATAGAAGACGAATTTAGAGCTGACAAAGTGAGAGGTGAAACACGAATACCGGAAGGTGAGTATAAACTTACCTTAAGAACCGAGGGCGGTTTCCATTCACGTTACAGCTCGAAGTATGGGGCTTGGCACCGTGGGATGATTTATGTAAATAATGTCCCTAATTTCGAGTGGATATTATGGCATACCGGGAACACTGATGAGTCGACCATGGGCTGTCTCATCGTAGGCTCAAATCAGACAGAAAACATAACAAAAAAAGACGGGTTCGTAGGCTCGTCAGTTGTAGCTTATAAAAAGATTTATCCGGCTATTGCAGATGCAATAGAATCGGGTGAAGAGGTTACAGTCAATTATGTTGACTATGACCATCGAGAAGGTGGGAGATTCCTACTACCATTGTCACCAAAAAGAGGTGCGAGTGGTGGAGGAGTTAAGAAAATACTTAGGAGGTATTAAATGCCGGATTACTGGAGAACCAGTTTAATAAGAGCAGCTAGAACTGCAGCACAAACTTTTGTTGCTGTAATGATGGCTAATCAAGCAGGAATGTTTGAAGCAGATGTTCTGATGGCTGCATCAGTTGCAGCAGCGTCAGCACTTGTTTCTGCAATTCAAAACGCGTTGGAAGACGCACCATTCCCATTTATGTCTAAGATTCCTAAAGGATAGTCAAGATATAATCGGTTATAATAGATAGAGATGGTCGGGGTTTACCCGACTATTTCTATTTATGGAGGTTATATAAATGATTTGTGGATTATGCACAGGCATCTGCTCAAATTGTCCTATAGGGCTGAGCTAATGTCAGAAAAAGTATTAAAAGGTATGTCCTTGTATTTGAACATAGGCAAAAGAATTATTGCTGTATTTGTTGCTCAAGGGCTTTCAATATTGGGAGCAGGCTCCCTAGTTGGAATAGATGTTTATCAATCAGCGTTACTTGCTGGAATAATGGGGGTAGCTCACGTCGTAGAGATGTTAGCAAGAAAATTTATAGACGATGGAAAAATTACTTTAGAAGAAGTTAACGAGGTTTTTAATAGCGTTCCTACTAGAAAGTAGGATATGCTCAAAAGTTTAAACACGGCACTACGCCTATTAGTAGTAGGTTTGCTAATATATCCTATGCCTATTGCTATGGGTGCAGAAGTAACAGTCAATGAAGACTTTACTGACAACACTTATCAAACAGGTTTAACTATTAGTGGTGGTAGTCAAGCTGCATATATTTATACAAACGAAAACGGTCAGTATGGAACGACAGGTAATTCATTAGGAATTACAAGTGGCACTTATACTTTTGAATTTTCTAGTGATATTGATGTATATGAAGTAGGTTTTGTTGTAGGTGCAGTAAATTATGCTTGGTCTATTAAATGGTATTACGCTGATGGAACAGATGAAACTGTAAGTAAGAACGCACAAAACAATGGAAACTTAGATACTATGTATGAAACTATCTACAAGTCATACACTGATTACAATGCTGTAGCAGAAAACACAGATAAATTTATTACAAAGTTTGAAGTTATATTATCTGATTTATCTTTACTAGATACTTTATATTGGCAATATGATGATGGTATTACAGCAGGTATAGGAGACCCAACTAATCTAACTGTTTCTGCAAACTTACATAGTGGTGCAATAAGTATTGATTGGGATGCAGCTACAGGATATCAATATAACGCAGAAAGATACGCAGTAGCTTTTAGCAACGACAACTTCCAAAGTATGAACTACGCAGTAGCAACAGGTAATGTAGGTGGTGCTAATGCTCTAAATACAGAATATACATTTACTAAAACATATTTAGATTCAGAGTTTGATGTAGGCGATACTATTTACTTTAAAGTAAGAGCAGACAATGATACTAACTCTCAATACTCTAACTGGACTTCTATAGCTAGTTATGTAATACAAGATGTAGCTGCAGGGGTTACAAATCTAACTCTAGAAAATACTGAGTATCAAGGATTAAAGTTTACTTGGACAAATCCGGGAACAGGTTGGTCAAGTCCTACAAGTTACAAAATAGAATACAGTGATGGAGATAACACTTGGAATTATGATGACGATGACGTTTACAGTCAAAATATAACAGACGCAAGTCTTACAACTTATAATCTTGAATCTATAACAGCAGGAACTTATTGGTTTAGTTTTTATGCTTGCACACAAAATGGTAGCTGGTGTCACGGTAATCAAGGAACTAGTCCAGTCCAAATAACAGTTAATGCTACTACTCCTACAACTATTCCTGCGTTCTTGGGACCTCCAATGAATACAGCAGTAACGCAAGAATATAATGTAGGTGTAAAGGTAGATTGGGATGAAGCAAATACAGGAACTCTAACTGCTGAAACTTATGAACTGTACTTTAGAACAAGTGCTGAAAATGAAACAATTGTTTATAACATAACGGAAACCGAATATACTATTCCTTATGCAAGCATTACTAATGGAACTTGGGAATTTTCAGTTAGAGGTTATAGCTCTGATGATAATGCTTATAGTGCTTTTTCTACCGAACCGACACTAACTGTCTTTAATCAAAAAGCACAAGATGACGCTAATGCTGCTGCCCAAGCAGCTTATGAAGCTGAACAAGCTCGTATCGCTGAAGAAAATCGTATTGCCGCAGAGAAGGCTGAAGAAGAGCGTAAAGCTGAGGAAGCTCGTAAGGCTGAAGAAGCTCGAATAGCTCAAGAAAAAGCTGAAGAGGAAGCTCGTCTTGAGGCAGAGCGTATTGCAGAAGAAGAGCGTTTAGCTGAAGAGGAGCGTCTTCGTTTAGAGGAAGAAGCTAGAATCAAGGCTGAGCAGGAAGAGTTAGCTCGTATCGAGGCTGAAGAAGAAGCTAAGATACAAAAAGAGTTAGAAGAATCTATACTTAAAGATGTAGATACTGATAATTTATCTGACGATGAAAAACAAAATTTAAAAGTATTAGTTGATACAATACAAGAGTTACAAAAAACATTAGAGGTTATAGAAGTTGAAGAAGAAGTTTTCGAGTTTAAAGAAGTTATTATTGTTGCTCCTACTACTACGAGCACCACGACTACAACCATACCTATCATCGAAGATTTTGAAGATGAAGAAGTTGACGAGATACTTGAGGTTGAGCCACTTCCTAGTGATAAGAGAGACGAAGAGATACAACTCACTGAAGAAGAAGTAGAAATTTTAGTTGAGGAAACTGAAGAAGCTATTGCAGAAGTTGTTACTATTGAAATAGTAGAAGAAGAGCCTATTGATACTGAGGGCTTGACAGAGGAGGAAGTTTTTGAAGCAGAAGAAAAAGCAGACGAAGAGCTTACAGAAAAAGTCGAGGCAGCCGTTGCAGAATTACCTACGGAAGAAAAGGTTAAAGTTGTCCAAGCAGTTGCAGAAACCAAGATACAAAACCTAGGTAATGCAGATAAGACTACACAGAAGATAGTCCAAGCTGTTGTTAAAGAAGTTACCAAAGTAGAAACTGTAGCTGAACTAACTGAGGAAGAAAAAACTGAGGTAGGTCAAGTTCTAGGTTTTACAGAAGAAGAAGCTTCTGAGGACCTTGAAATCATCGCTGAACAGGCTGCGACAGATGAAAATACAGCACAAGCACTTGATGAGTTTGTTGAGAGGTCAATTGCTAGTTCCGAAGTAGAGAACTATACGCTCGCTGATGTAGTGACAGAGGTCCAAATAGAGGCGTTTTTAAGCAATCCAGTAGGTGCTATAATAGATGTAGATTTAACAAATGTTGACTTTGCGACAATAGGACAGGATATGACTTCTGACCAGCGTCAAAAGTCAAAAGAAGTAGTAGTTCCAATAATTATTGCTTCACAAATAGTAGCTCAAGCGGGAGCACTTATAACTAGGAGACCATTTTGAAATTAATTAAAAAAATGGTGGGTTGGGGTTATCAGTTACTAGGTATGCCATATCAAATTGTGATATGGACACTTAAAAAAACATATACAGTTTTAAACAAATCACTCAATTATTTGGGTAAAGGATTAGAACTTCTAATAGGCACAGTGTTAAAAACACTAAGCATTCTATGGAAGATAGTAAAAGCACCATTACCTTGGGGCTGGAAGCAATTAAAGAAGATTAAACCTAAAGCAATGGTTAAATGGGTAATAGATGTTGTAAAAGAGTCTATTGCACAGATTTTTACCCTACTTGGTTTTTACATTGCATGGTTCACGTTGACCGGAAGCGCCCAAGATATTGTAGGTATAGCAATTGTTGTATCAACAATCATATGGTTGTTAACAATTCGGTTACGAGATTAATGGAAGCTAAATGGAGATGGACTGCTTTAATAGTCTATTTAGCCATATGTCTATACGATTTTATGCTTGTTCCTATTTATTATGGAATAGCAAGAATAGATTTAGATTTAGCTGACTATATGCAGTATTTA